AAATCCGCGCTGGAGCCAAGCTTGACGCGTATCAGCAAAGTCAATATTAATTACATGATCTAGAGACCATCCATTATTCAACAGATCTTTCAAGACTTTTCCAACATCGTAATTCCATATAAGAATAAATTCACGACGATTAATATTTACCAAGTAAAAATCAGACATTTGTGTATGTCTAATTAGAAACTCTTAAATGACAGCAAGATATCGATAGCCCTGTCATCTTGTTTAAAGATCCTGGTTATCCATCTCTCAGAAGCATACGCTCGAGATTTCTTTTGATGACACCCACGACACAGAACTTGGCCGTTTTCCAAAGTGGTTTGACCACCCTGAGAAAATTCTCTGATATGATCTGTTTCGAATGCCCAAATTGGAAAGAGCGGATACGCACATCTCCAATGACATTTTTTGTTCGCACATTTATTTCCTTGGCGTCGTAAAATCGCCTTGCGAGTTATGAGCGGAAAATAACGTGATTTGGGATTGAGTTTCATTTTTATAATCTTCTGTTGTGATTACAAGAGTCCGTTTTCCATAAAAGACACAGTTTTAACGAGGATTGTGAACATCTGTGGATAATTTGCAATCTCCTGAAGTCGTATGAATATATTTAGGACCTCCCGAAATATGATCGCCAGGGCAGGGATGATGACTACGAGAATCAGGCATGAATCCTTCACGACGCATGTACATATATATGGCTAAAGCTACCAGACCGATAAAAAGATACTTCATTTATTATTAGACAATTATTTGCGCATAGCCTTGTGCATCAAACAGTGTACAACTGCAAATAGTACAGCATGTACAGCTAGAGGAGGAAGAGGACCTAAACTAGGTAAGCTTACTAGCACACCAGGAGAACATAGGTAAAACGTGAGGGCGGTCAAGAACATATACAGATACATTTTTATTTTAACGCAAGAAATGAATTATATTAAAATGCTGTCCAATATCATGAATTTATCCGAAGACGACCTTTATGTGCTGAGTCTGATTAATCTGTATCAACTAAAACTAGCGATGAATCGTATGAACGACCGCGAGTTTTTTAATTTTAGGTTATTTGAGTATACTTCTGGTATTGTAGATCGTACACGATATGAAGGTCTTCTTCCATCTGGAAGATATATTAGCGAGTATCTTCGTTCAACAACACTGTTTCATAGCGATACTCTGGTATTTAAATTGTGGAGTCGTGAAACCAGTCCTGGAAAACGTCAGCTATTTCTTAATATGACAGCTAAGCAGGATTACTTCCAGGAGGATGTTGACGAGTGCCACTAGATGGTAAACAAGCTTCTTCGCCGGTGTGAGATACTCCTGGATGAGTTCCTGGAGGGCAACCTGATGGACCGTGATTTCCATAATATTCATATCTGCAATGCTTCATTACATAATGTAAGACGACCGCGAACAATACCGCATGAACTAACATCACAACGTTCTTAGAAGAACTTTTTGATGGGAGTGTTACTAGAACACCAGGAACAAACGCATAGAATAAGGCAGCAGCAACAAGAAGTCTCCACATTTATCTAGACTTCATATAAGTTTTTCTGATCCAGTTTCTGTCTGCTTTAAAAGTACGAGATTTTGTAGGTGCTGAATTCTTACTGTATACAGCTACGGCATTTAATTGACGGAATGCTTTCAAAGGACCTTCTGCCCTGACAACTTTTTTTAACGCAGATCTACGTGCAGTCTTAGACTTAGTAACAGAATAACCGCGAGAAGTCAAATCGCCCTTATGTAATTCTCCAATTCCAGGACCGTGTTTTTTCTGCCATGCTGTACGCCTAGTTCTGCGTCTGCTGGATCCACATTTGGAAGGCATTTATTTATTCCGTGTTTTTTTATTGTTTGTACGTCTACGTCTACGCGTACGTCTACGTTTGCCGCCCTTTGTTAAACGTGCTTCCGAGTATTCTTCAGCTGACATAGCTTTATAAGACTCTTGATCACTTGCTACAAAATCTTCCATAAGTGCTATGACATAAATGTCAAGATTTTCATAAAAATGATCTTTGTCAGCTTGGCTAAATTTCCAATCTTCTTCACCCTTTTCGTTGGTTGTAATCGTATGAGCATATGACTCCGCAACTGAATCAATTATTTTTGCTAGTTTTCCGTCAGTTAGTTCGGGGTAGAACAAATATAAAACACACCATAAAAAACATACTCCACGTTTTTTTTGAAATTTGCAGGTATTAGTTGCATGAATACCTCCCTCACTTCCTTCTGGAATTTGTTTTTCAAGAAACTCTACTATACTACATTTTTTTGAAAATGAACTGTCTCGACATGTACCTTCTGGATCGTAAAAATAATAAAACCCGTCTTGCTTAGCTAGAAACATTACATGGCCGCCTGCTAAAATCAAGGCATTTCCTTGAGGTGAAAGACTAGCATCAATGTTAAAGGCCCCTGATTCTTGTAAGTTAATAAATGAAATTTTTACATTAGGGTTATAATCTCTGATAAGTCTTAAAGTTGAATGCTTCTGCATGAGCCTTTTCATTTCTTCTCCCATATTATCAGGAAATCCTGCTGTAGATATTTTATTCGCATCTACACCAGGTTCATTAATATCATAAATAACTGATAAAAAATTAGGGAATTGAAGTAGTTTTTTTATGACTGCTTGTTGAAGATCTAAAATTGGTTTAAAAATACGTTCTTCTTCTGCATAATCTTCTCCTTCATAAACAGGATATCGTTCTTCAATAGAATTCCAGAATTCTCTGGGTTTTTTACCTTCACCCTCCGAATCTATAGTTCTTACTTTTAGAATAGGATGCCTTTCAGCTGCCATTATTATTAGTGCTGTTTTTTGAACATTGAGAACATCCTTCTTTTTTGATATTTGAGTACACGTACAAGACAAGAACAACAAACAGAATTAACAAAGCCCACTCCCACATTTGTTGTATATAGCGTTTTCATATTATGGAATTGAACATAACAATGGGCATCCCTTTTTATTACGTCAGTCTAATTCGTCAACATCGCGGAATTGTCAGACCTGTTACCAAGATCAATGCAGACATTCTGGCTCTGGACTTCAATTGTCTGATTCATAAATATTTAAATGATTCGGATCCGATCGAAAGTGTATTACGTGGATTAGAACTTGTTATGACAATATGTTCTGCTTCCCGGACAATATTGTATTTAGATGGTCTAGTCCCGTACGCAAAAATGGTCCAACAAAGATACCGTCGTTTCCGAAAGACCGAGCCGAGTTTATTCGATCGTACCCAAATTTCTCCCGATACGCCTTTTATGAGAAAACTGGAAGAAGCACTGAAAGCGTATCCAGTCGAGGTTTCAGGAACCTTGAAAGCAGGGGAAGGCGAACAAAAGTTATTTCGTGATCTGAAAAAGACTACTGGCAAACTAGTTGTGTACGGATTGGACGCTGATCTTATTTTGCTTTCAGTATATCATTCTGGAGCTGGAGAACTATTGCTTCTCAGAGAATCGCAGGAACTTCAATCAGAAGGAGAATTTTCTGTACTTCTGTGTACAGAATTGGCTAAAGTATTACCTATAGATCGTGAACAATATCTTTACTTATGTGTTCTCTGCTTTGGTAATGATTTTATGCCGAATTTAGGCCTATTTTCTTTGCGTGAAGGAGGATATCAGCGCGCTCTAGATGTCTATGCTCGTGTACAACCAGACCTGACTACAGAAAAAGGTAGATACGCATTTCTGAAAGAAGCAGGAAAACAAGAATGGAATTTTTTGTCAAAGCGTAAAGAAAAAATCATTATTGGAACTGATCATAAAACTGTGTCTCGCAAATACGGACTACATATCTTGGATGGTACTGAGAATATAGAACCTGTTGTCTCCGCATTCTGGAAAACATTTCATTGGACGGTAGAATATTTTAAACAGAATAAATCTTCCAACTGGAATTGGGTTTATCCGTATCCAGATGCTCCTTTGATTACCGATATCCTAGAATTTTATGAAACAGAATCCCAACCAGAAAAACATACGCTGACTCTAGCAAAACATCTGGCGTTTATTCTACCTGCTAAATCCCTACTCAAACGTCATAAGAAATTTGAGGATGAATGGCATACAGAAACAAGACCTCTATGGATCAAAAAACATGAATGGGAATCAAAACCTTTTATGTCTCTACCTTGGCATCCTACAGATTCTCTAACATCAATAGAATTAACGACGTAATTTTAATCGTCCACCGCCAAATCCTACCTTGGGATACCCGCCAACTAAGGGAGCAAATCCAGAAGGGGTTTTTTTCACACCAGCTTCAGAAATATATTCAAGAACATCTGCTTCATAAAAGAATTGTACATATGAAGTTTCACGATGATTCCAGTACTCTCTATTAATTTTTTCAAGTTCGCGAATTTTTTGACCTGCAAATAATCCAGCAGAACTTGTATCGGTTCCCCATATACGTTTCAAATACTCTATGTATTTCTGACGATATTGGGCAGGACTAGTTACGCTAGTAGCTTGTTGTAATGTTGTTAATGCCTCCGATACCGATTTTACAGTGGGTTTATCCAGTCTCTTGTTTACTGTATTATGTACACGAACCGTAAATAAGAAGAAATCTTGTTTTGAATTCAGAAATTCAGGATGTGTAACCTTGTAAGTTTGTAACATACGCGAAAAATGAGTTTTGCAAATATGACAAGTTATAGTTTCTGTAAACATGTCCAAAAATCGTGAGCAGATCTGTTTTTCAATTTGTGAAGGAATATCTGGATAATTTATAGCTGCAGAATGTAATGCCATCCAACCCAATGGCCCCCATAAAGCCGTCATTAATTATGGTAAAGAAACAAAACCGGCAGAAACAGCGTTATCTAAAAGTTTTTTGGAAATGTGAGCAGGAGTTTCAGGTTTCAATTTGATGTCCGTCTGTTCAGAAAAAATCTTTGTAATTTCAGCGGGTTTCATTTTAGAGATCCTGTGTTTGGTTGTTTTTCGGTGACGACGCATTCCTTTAGATGTCAACATGCGAATAGTATGTCTACGCATACTTTTCACTGGTGGACTCTTTGCTGGATCAGCAACAGGTTTGATCTTAGACGTTTTTTTCAAGATACTTTTTTTAGGAGTTTTTTCACGATGTAGAGGACCATCCATTTTTGTGATCACGATCTTCTTGTCCATTTATTAAAAACGGATGAGAAACAATTTAGGGATTAATTTGGTACAATACTATGGACTGGGAAGCAATTTCAAGTTTCTTTCGCAATGGTCCACGTAAACTCGTGGAACATCAAATTGAATCCTTTGAAGATTTTATCCGTAATAAGATTCCTTTGATCGTATGTTCTACCAATCCTATTGTGGTCTGGCATGAACAAGATCCTGAATCAAAGAAATACAAGTATGAGTTCCGTCTCTCGTTTGAGAACGTAACTTATATGAAACCTCGTATTCAGGAAGCTACTGGACGCGTAAAACCTATGTTTCCTCAAGAAGCCAGAATGCGCAATTTTACTTATGCATCTCAGATGTTTGTTGATGTCAGATTTATGACTAGAACTTATCATGGTCACAACCTAAGTTTGTTCGAAGAATCTGTACGAGTCTTTGAAGGAATTTCACTAGGTAAGATTCCGGTAATGCTGGGATCTTCACTGTGTATCATGAAAGATTATCCCCTGTCTCCTGAAGAACTAGGTGAATGCTCACAAGATCCGTTTGGTTACTTTATCATTCATGGTTCTGAACGTACAATTCTGTCTCAAGAAAAAGTTGCTGATAATCGTATCATGGTATTCACAGGAAAGAAAACTGCAACCAAATATAACTATTCTGTAGAATTCAAATCTTTACATGAATCCTTTACAATGCCTCCTAAAAAATTGGAGATCAGACTCTCAACCAAATTTAACGGGTACGGATATCCTCTCCACGCTTGTCTACCACGTTTTCGTGAAGACTTGCCATTGATGGTACTATTTCGTGCTTTGGGAATTGAAACTGATTCTGAAATTGCTCGACTTGTTTGGGGATCTCATGATCAATATGATACTCTGATGGCTTCTTTCTCTGAATGTGCTGATATCAAAGTTTATACTCGTGATGATGCTCTAGAATACCTGAGCCATCATCTGCAATACAGTACACCTCAAGAAGATAAGAAAGAATACGTTCGTCAACTTTTGGAGACTGAACTACTTCCTCATGTTCGTTTGGCCGGAGATCAATCGTCTCAGAAAGTATTGGAAGCAAGAAAAGCTATTCTGATTTCAGCAATGATTCGTAGACTCATGCTAACCAATCAAGGCAAAATTACACTGGATGACAGAGATTCGTATCCTAATAAACGTGTAGTTTCTACTGGTGCGCTTCTAACCCATTTGTTCCGGCAATTGTTCCAAAAAGTATGTAAAGATATTCGCGGTAAATTCGTTCACGAAATCAATAATGATTCATGGAAAAAAGGAACTCCACGACCAATTGAAGTTCTGAACTTGAATAATCTGTACAAAATTTTGAAAGTTTCTACTATTGAAGGAAAATTGAAACAAGCTTTGGCTACTGGTAATTTTACTGTACAAGGTGTTGGAACTGGATCTACTGCTACAAAAATGGGTGTTTCACAAGTTCTCAACAGAATTTCCTATCTAGCTACTCTAAGTCATCTTCGCAGGATTCAAACTCCGGTTGAAAAATCCGGTAAACTTCTGGCTCCACGAAAACTTCATGGAACATCATTTGGATTTGTATGTCCTGTAGAAACTCCAGAAGGTCATTCAGTAGGTATTGTGAAATCTTTATCTATGTTGACTTCAGTATCTCAACATACACCTTCTCTAGTTATTATGGATCACCTCAGAGAACGACTAGAATGGATTACGTCTTCAAAACCTTACGATGGTATTCCCGTTTCACTAAACGGTGTGATCTTAGGATACACAAAAGATCCTAAAAGTCTGTACGACTATCTCAAGGAAGCAAAGAGAACGTTCGTTCTACATCCTCATTCAAATATTGTATGGAATATTTTGGATTCTGAATTTGCTATTGAAACTGATGGTGGACGTATTGTTCGTCCTCTATTTCGTGTACAGCAAGGACAAATTATGCCTCCTCCTGAAAAGAAAGATTGGAATGCATGGATTCAATCAAATATTGAATATGTTGATGCGGCAGAATCTGATACAATTCGTGTAGCAATGTTTCCTCGTGAACTGGGTCCTGAACATACTCATTGCGAAATTCATCCGACGCTTATCTTGGGTCATATGGCATCAACAATTCCAATGTCTGATCATAACCAATCTCCCAGAAACACATATCAATCAGCAATGGGCAAACAAGCTATGGGATTGTATGCAAAGAACTACTCAAAAAGGCTAGATAAGAATGGTTATATTTTGTGTAATCCGATGCGTCCATTTGTTGAGACACGGATGATGAGTGTCTTGGGAACAGAACAGATGCCGTTCGGTTACAATGCTATTGTTGCTATCGGTATCTATTCTGGATATAATCAAGAAGATTCTGTAATCTTGAACAAAGGTGCGTTGGACAGAGGCCTGTTCAGATCACTGTACTACACGATTTATAAAGATGAAGAACATCGTAATCTAGCTTCCGGAAAAGAAGAGAAATTTTCTAGACCGCAACGTGAAACTACAAAAGGATTCAAAAGTTCTTCATATGAAGCTGTACAAGAATCCGGTATGCCAAAACAACATGCATACATCAAAGAAAATGATATTCTGATCGGAAAAGTTACGAATTTGAAACATGATCCACATGGATACAAGTATCGTGATTCTTCAACAGTCTACAAAGGTTCCGAAACGGCCCGAGTAGATGGAGTCTGGCAGGACAAAAATTCTGAAGGGTATCCATTCATTAAAGTTCGTTGTGTATCTGAACGTGTTCCTGAAATTGGGGATAAAGTCTCCTCCAGACACGGACAAAAAGGTACATGTGGAATTATTCTGAATGAAGAAGATATGCCGTTTACAGCTTCAGGATTGAGGCCAGATATCATCATGAATCCTCACGCTGTACCTTCTCGTATGACAATTGCTCAATTAATGGAAACAATGTTTGGCAAGGTTTGTACTGAAACAGGGAACTTAGGTGATGGAACTCCTTATTCCCATCTAAAAATTGAAGATCTCCGTGAACATATGCTCAAACTAGGTATGCATTCTTACGGCAATGAACTGTTGTATAACGGTCAGACCGGTGAAATGATGCAAGCAGAAATCTTTATGGGACCTACATTCTATCAAAGATTGAAACATATGGTTGCCGACAAGAAACATTCTCGTGCAAAAGGACCTATTGTTTCTTTGACTCGTCAACCTTGTGAAGGTAGGGCTCGTGATGGTGGTCTGCGTGTAGGAGAAATGGAACGTGATTGTATGCTCAGTCACGGTACTGCCATGTTTACCAAGGAACGTTTGATGGATGTTTCGGATCCTTTTAGTACAGGATTCTGTAAGAATTGTGGTGTGATGGCTGTAGTAAATAGAGAAGCTTCATTGTACGAATGCGGAACGTGTGGTGTACGCACTGAATTCGAACAAAAAACAATTCCTTATGCAATGAAATTATGGACACAAGAATTAGAGGCTATGCACATTGTTCCTCGTTTGGTGTTTGAATAATAAACAACAATTATACTATAAATGCTCTTATTTGATATTGGTGCTAACATTGGAATGTGGGCTTTAAAAAATTGTACTTCTGAAACAAAAATTATTTCTGTTGAAGCATCTCCAACAACATTTCAAACATTGAAAAGAAATGTTGAAGGTAAAAATATTTTTCCATTAAATTTTGCTGTAACATCTTCTTCAAAAGACACTGTTGAATTTTTTGATTGTGCAGCAAATACTATTTCAACTTTAGATGAATCTTGGTTAAAAGATCCTACATCTAGATTTTTTAATCAATATGCTTATAGGAAAATTCTAGTTCCAACTGTAACAATTGACCAACTAATTTTAGATTATGGTATTCCTGATATTTTAAAAGTAGATGTTGAAGGAGCAGAAAATATAGTTTTGAAATCATTAACTAAACCTGTAAAAACAGTATGTTTTGAATGGGCATCTGAATGGAATGAAAAAACTTTTGATGCATTAAATCATCTTTTAAGTCTAGGATATAAACAATTTCATATTCAAAATCATGATAATTATACTTATAGACCTTTAAACTATGATCTAAACCACGAAGAATTAGTTTCATATTTGTTAAAAACTAAACTAAAACTTGATTGGGGAATGATATGGACAACTATTTAACTGGTAAAAAAATAATTATACAAATGGATATAAAAGAGTTTATTCGTAAATTAGATATTAAGGTGTTTGTTGAAATTGGTGCACATTTCGCAATAGATACTGTAGATTTTAGAAAAATGCATCCTCAAGCAAGAATTGTATGTTTTGAACCCGATCCTCGAAATATTCAAATAATTAAAAAGCTGGGACGTGATAAAATTTGTGAGTTACATGAACTAGCTTTATCAGATACGAATGAGTCCAGAGAATTTTTTTTGTCATCCGGCAAATATAGTGGACGAGTAAACGACCCGCTTACTACAGAACTTCTTAAAGATAACGATTGGTCATGTTCTTCATCATTAAAAAAACCTACTGGCCATTTGCAGTTGCACAGATGGGTAACATTTCCAAAGTCTACCACTGTACAATGTTGTAGACTAGATGATTTTGAACCATTAAAAAATACTAAGATTGATTTTATGTGGGCAGATGTTCAAGGGGCAGAAGATCTTGTTTTTTCTGGTGGTCCTAACACGTTAAAAAATACCCGTTACGTCTTTACCGAATATTGTAATCATCAACTTTATGAAGGACAAATTAATCTGAAGCAAATCGTAGATTTATTTGGACCAGAATGGAAGATTCTACATATAATTGGAGAGGATGTCTTGTTAGAAAATACCAATTTTAACAAAGACTAACAAGTTAAGAAAATGTTTGACTATATTGAACACGTTATCTACATTAACTTAGAGCATCGAAAGGATCGCAGACAACATATTGAGAAAACTCTGACTCCATTCGGTGAAAGAGTGCAGAGATTAGATGCAGTGTATGAACCTCATCGAGGACACCTTGGTTGCTCTAAAAGTCATGCTCTAGCAATGCAAATAGCTATCCAATCCGGATGGAAAAATGTCTTAATTGTAGAAGATGATGCGGAATGGAATAAATTTGAACAAGGAGTATCTATGCTTGACAAACTTTGTCAGAAGCCATTTGATGTGATTATGTTGGGAGGAACTGCAATAAAATATCATACAGATACCAACAAACTAATTTATTGCGCGTGTTCTACTGCTTATTTGGTAAATCAACATTATTATCAAACTCTACTAGATATATTCAATGAAAGTATTCAAATGTTAGAAGCATCCTATACTCCGCGGATAGGTGGAGCTTTAGATAGTGTATGGGGTGTTGCTCAGGCAAGAGATAATTGGTATATTATTGTACCATGTTTGATGAGTCAGCTTACGAATTACTCTGATACAGAATATTGTGTAACTATGAATGCTAACACAATTCTTTAAATAAAATTCTATTTATAGTTTAAATGTTAAAAGGTAGATTTTTAAAAAGAAATTTCCATTTAACCGATGGGAGATTTAAAACTCAAATGATATCAGAGACTGGAGCATGGAACATTCAAGGAGCAAAGTTTGATCACGAACATGTACACGATTCTGTTCTTTCACGTGCACTAGTTAAGTTTGCTAAAAAACATAATGTAAAAAAATCTTATGACTTTGGTTGTGGACCTGGAAAATATGTTGAAGAGTTTAGAAATAATGGTATCGAAGCTTCTGGATATGATGGTAATCCCATTACATCGCAAATTAAAAACTGTTCGGTTCAGGATCTAACTTCTGATTTCCAACTAGATCCCGTAGATTTTCTGCTATGTTTGGAAGTCTGTGAACACGTCCCTAAAACTTATGAAGATGCTCTATTAAAAACAATTGATCGTCATGTAAAACCCGGGGGCATTCTAATTCTTTCATGGGCAGTAGTTGGTCAAGGTGGGTTTGGTCATGTAAATTGTCAGAATAATGATTACGTAATAAACAAGTTTAAAACTCTTGGGTATGAGTACGATGAAATTGAAAGTCTTCTTCTGAGAAGTGAAGTTTCAAATGCTACCTGGTTTAGGAATACAATTCTCGTATTTAATAAGAATGAATAATCATGTAACTATTCGTTTAGAAGGTGGGCTTGGCAATCAATTATTTCAATTGTCATTTTTGATGTATATGAAAAGTCTTGGCTATTCAATTTTTCTTGATTCAATCCAAAGTCCTCGTTCTTATCATTCTAGTGTAAACTATTTTGAAACATTGCTATCAAAATGGAACATGTACTTTTCATCAAAAAAAAGTATATTTCTATCTGAAAATAGATATTTAAGATGGGAAGATTGGAAACAGAAAGTTAATATAACTGAAGATGTAACACTAAAAGGATATTTTCAGAGACACGAATATACAGATCCAGTTCGTGAAGAGTTTATCAATTCACTAACGTTTGATGAATCTGTACTGCAAAAATATGACATTTCGTCAAAGTTTTTTATTCATGTAAGAGGAGGTGATTATATTGTAAAACCCCTTCATTTCATTGATTTGAAACAGTATTATTTAAATTGTATGGCAAATCATCCTGGAGAAGAGTTCATTATTTTTACGAATGATATTCCTTATGCCACCAGGTTATTTCCGAACATTCCTATTATTCAAGAATCAGAAGTTGACACATTGCTCCTAATGTCTCGAGCAAAAGGGTGTATTTGTGCTAATTCTTCTTTTTCATGGTGGGGTGCATACTTAAACACAAATCGTCAAATTTATTTACCATCTAACTGGACAACAGATGTATCCATTGATAGCTCTGCTTTTCATTTTGAAGGATCTACTGTAGTACAAGTATAAATTTTCTTCATATAAATAAATGATTGAACATATAGTTTATATTAATTTAGACCACCGAACTGATCGACGTCAGCATATGGAAAAAGAGTTATCAATTTTTCCATCTGAAAAGGTTACGCGATTTTCTGCAATTCGCGAAAAATATGGGGCAATGGGATGTACAAAATCTCATATTGCAGTTCTTGAAATGGCCATTCGATCAGGTTGGAAAAATGTTCTGATCATGGAAGATGATATGACATTTGTAAATCCACAATGGGAGTTACTTGAAGAAAAGATGAATTCTTATGATGTGATTGTTATAGGAGCATCGTGGCCTATTTACGATAAAACTACATTAAAACTAAGTAAATGTTATTGTACAGGTGGCTACATTGTAAATTCATCATATTACACTAGACTTCTGGCAAATTTTAAAGAAGGTTTGGCTCTCTATATTAAAAATGTTGATCCAAGTCCATTTCCTATTCGAAAACGATATGACAAAACAGTCTTTGCAATTGATACTTGGTGGAATAAACTTCAACAAAAAGACAATTGGATTTTAGTTCAAATGTTATCAACAATAACAACATACTCTGATGTTACACATAATACTCCGGATTACACACAACGTTTTATAGTAGATAAAATGTTTGACTTTATAGAGAAAGTTGTGTACATTAATTTAGATGAAAGAACTGATAGACGTGAACAAATTGAGTCTGAACTAAGTAAATTTCCTTCTGAAAAAGTTCAAAGATTTTCTGCAATCAAACACGAAAAAGGCGCTATAGGGTGTACACAAAGTCATATTGCAGTTCTTGAAATGGCTATTTCAGAAGGGTGGTCCAATTATTTGGTTATTGAAGATGATGCAAAATGGTCAAATTTTGACAAAGGTTATCCACTTCTTCAACAATTATGTAAAAATCATTATGATGTGATTGTTCTTGGCTCAGTTTTTCCCAAGACAGACTCTAATTTTAAGCTAACATCCTGCCAAACAACTACTGCATTTCTCGTTAATAAACCATACTATCAAACTCTACTTACGAATTTTAAAGAAGGCCTAGCTGGATTGGTAAAAACAGGAAATTATCCCACATATGCAATTGATCAATATTGGCACCGTTTACAACCACCTGGAAAATGGTATGCTGTTGTTCCATCTTTGATGATTCAACGTCCATCTTTTTCAGATATAAATAAGGCATTTGTAGATTATCAGCACTTGTTTACTTAACTAAAGCATGATTAATGAATCGATGAAATGGACCGGAGTACAAAAGAGTCTTATCTAGAACTTTGAATTTCAAATCATGTTTCCACAAAATGTACGGCAAACTTAATTGATCTTGGATCGTCCATTTGGTATTTTCAATGTACCAATGATCAAATGCGTGATTGACTTTAGGAGTATTTTTTCGGATGAATAGTCCTCCACCATATAAACCGAACGCAGGATTATAACCGGACTCTAAATACGATTTTACTTGGGCGGACATTGGTTGACCAGCATATCTGGCCACTAAATACGGATTTCCGAATTCTAGTTGCTGTTCAACAAAATTACATTCATCAACAATTGAATTACGATGAAGATGATTAAAAAACGCGCAATCTGCCTCTCCCATTTGTTCAATCATCCATTCAATCAAACCTTCACGAACTTCAAAAGAACTATCGATCCATACATAAGCATCATATTCCGGATGAAGCCAATGTGTACACATCTTATAATATTTAGATTGAAGTCGTGGAGATAAATTAGATGGAGCCCCGGAATACTGAAACATGTTTTTTATAGGAGGTCTTGGTGAATCAATACCTCCTATATTTGCAGTAACCAAACAAGCTTTCATTTATAGAATGCCAGATTCTTATCAGTAAATGATTGTAGATTGCTTTACATTTTTTAATGAATTAGATATGCTGGAATACCGATTAAATGTCATACCTGCAGATAAGTTTGTTTTAGTTGAAGCTACAAAGACCTTTTCTGGAAATCCCAAGGAACTATTTTATGAAAAAAATAAATCAAGATTCGCAAGATGGGCGGATAAAATAATTCACATAGTTGTTGAATTTCCTGAAACAGGAGATGCATGGGCACGTGAAAGTTTTCAGAGAAATGCAATTGATCGTGGATTAAAACAACTGACACTTTCTGAATCAGATACGATATTAATTTCAGATGTTGATGAAATTTACAATCCTGCTATTCTTTTAAGATCTTATGTGGGCTTGTACGCAGTTCGTCAACACGCATATTATTACAATCTAACTTGTTGGACAACTAATTCTTGGTTATTTCCTCGAATTATGAATTGGGGGTCGTATATAGAAAGAAGATCTCCACAAATATGTAGAACAACAAGTCGAGTAAATGGAATTATCGAAGACGGTGGTTGGCATCTTAGCTATTTTGGCAATACTGAATTTATCAAAACTAAACTAGTATCTTTTTCTCATACAGAATATTCTGGTGAGCAGTACACAGATCCAAAACACATTGAAGATTCAATTATAAATTGTAAAGACCTCAATTGTGGACGTCCGTTTACTCGCATACCCATTTCGGAAAATAAACACTTGCCTCCAAATCATGAGCTTATTCTAAAACTTTTTGAATATTGCCACGAACATCAATAATAAATCCTTTGAATCCAAGTTCAGGGAATTGTTGTTTTACGAATGCTTTTAATTCTTGTAATTTTTCAATATGAATAGCATTATCCATATCATCTTTCAAATTTAAAGTAGCCTTGTACATTCCGCAATCTAAATGATCGAATGCCCAAATTTCTTTGATGTTGTGTAGTTTCAGAGCTAATTTTACATGGTCTACAAAAGTAGTTTGCCAAGAACCGTAGGTTGTTTGCAGAACACCAAGAGAAGCACCAGCTAAAGCAATTAAATCATAATCACTAATTGCTTGTTTATTGTGGGTCAAATACCATGCTAAAGAAGCGGTGAATCGAGGATCAATACATGCCAAAACAAGAGCGGAGGCAGAACCTGGTCCTTGTTGTTGAACAGGTTGGATTTGTGCAAACATGTATCCGGCCAGAGCTGAACAAACAACTACAGCTACACCAAGTAGTAAAAGATTACGTTTCATTGTCTTTGTAAAAAGTAAAGGAAATGATTCCCGAACTTCTGGAATTTATGGGAGTTCTTCTTATTTGTGCTACCGCAATGTTGACACACAATAATCCATACTTTATCGGATTAGCGTATACCTCTGCTATGTTGATCGCACATCAATCTATAGTACATTTCAATCCACTGTTTGTTCTCTTAAACTTTTCTTTAGGACGTTTATCCCTATACGAATCCTTGAAACTATTGGTCATTCAAACTTCTGCAGTACTCTGTTTTCTGGTAGCATACAGATTTTAACAGATCAAGATATATAGCATAAATGCTACATATTAAAACTGATAATCCTGAATTGCGTGTACACATTCAGAATCTGATTAATTCTCGGAGACCAACTGATTCGGGATTTGATATTCCTATGATTAATCAATCTAGACCATGGTCTAAACAGATAACTTTTGATTTTGATATCACTGTTGCAGCAACGGATTCCGAGGGTAATCCGTACCCGCTACTCCTGGTTCCTCGCTCATCTATTTCTAATTCGCCATTCAGACTTTCTAATTCTATTGGATTGATTGACATGGGTTATCGTGGAACGCTGAAAGCAAAGGTTGATGTTATTGAGCCTTCTGATCATATTTTTATTGGAGATGGAACTCGTTATTTTCAATTGTGTCGGCAATCTTGGATGCCATGGGAAAGTGTCAAGCTAGTTGATGAGCTTCCGCCCGCTCCTGATTCTCGTGGATCTGGAGGTTTTGGTTCAACGGGGCATTAAAGATAAGGAGAAAATATCATGTACAATGGTAGCCCAATACGCATTATAGTAAGAAACTCCACACAAGACAAGAGTTCCGAATACAACTAGAGAACGCAGAAAAGTATTCACGAGAAGGTTCGACGTCGGGTAGTACCAGAACATTAATTCTTGTGCATATTTTTTTCTCGCAGTAAGACATAAACAATGGCAGGTGGTCTTCTACAGTTAGTAGCGTATGGTGCTCAGGATATCTACATTTCCGGTAATCCCCAGATTACTTTCTGGAAGATTCTTTACAAGCGTCACACCAACTTTGCCATGGAATCTATTGAAGTAACCTTTAACGGCCAGGCAGACTTCAACAAGCGTGTAACTGCCGTAATTAATCGTAATGCTGACTTAATGTTCCGCACGTATGTACAGGTAGTACTTCCTCAGATTGATGTGTCTACTGACAGTCAGCTAGGTAACAGCATTGACGCTTTCCGCTGGGTGAGCTACATTGGTCACCGTCTGATCAACCAAGTAGAGCTTGAAATTGGTGGTCAGCGTATTGATCGTCAGTATGGTGACTGGATGCAGATCTGGACTCAGCTAACCACGGATGCTGGTCAGGTTGCTGCTCTAGACTCCCTAGTAGGTAACACCCACGACCTAGTGCTACTGAAGACTAAAACCGGCCAGCCTCTAGATTCTACCTGCTCTTCCACTGAAATTACCCAGTCTTGCCAGACTCGTGCAGGTACCCCCGCCAAGACTCTATACATTCCCCTCCAGTTCTGGTTCTGCCGCAACCCTGGTCTTGCCATTCCTCTCATTGCTCTTCAGTACCATGAAGTGCGTATCAACGTGACCTTCGAGACCTGGGAGAACTGCGTGTACGCTGAGTCTGGATTCGAGCCTAAACGCCCCAGTGCCCAGGCTCTGGCTGCCTGCTCTCTATACGTTGACTACGTATATCTGGATACCGAGGAGCGTCGCCGTTTCGCTCAGCAGTCCCACGAGTACCTTATTGAGCAGGTACAGTACACGGGTGCTGAGTCTATTACCTCTTCTTCCAACAAGATTCAGCTCAACTTTAACCACCCTGTAAAGGAACTTCTATGGGTAGTACAGCGTGATTCTTTCGTAGATTGCTCTAACCCCGGATGGCTATCCGCTGTAGGTGGCCAACAGCCTTTCAACTACTCCGATGACTTCTCCACGGAAGGTACGATTATGTCTCTCCTAGGTCGCTCTACTTCGACTGCTGATCGTGTTACTCTCACAGATGATGAAATTGCTGGTCCCGGCCTGGGTGGAAATGCGACTGGTTTTGGAACAGGGGCCGGTGGTGTGGATGGCACTGGTGACGAAGGCCAGGTCGATGCATTCGATTCTGGTGTGAACTACCTACTCGCCAAGGTAATTCTAGCATCTGGTGTACGTTGCGAAGGCAAGAATCCTGTAGAAGTCGGCAAGCTACAGCTCAACGGCCAAGATCGTTTTACGGATCGCGAAGGTTCTTACTTCGATCGCGTACAGCCTTACCAGCACCACACCCGTACTCCTTCCACGGGTATCAACGTGTACAGCTTTGCTCTACGCCCCGAGGAACACCAGCCTTCTGGCACGTGCAACTTTTCTCGTATTGACAAGGCCACTCTACAGCTCACTGTGTCCGTAAACACTGTAGTTGGACAGAACACTGCTCAGGTTCGTGTGTACGCTCTGAACTACAACGTGCTTCGTGTGATGTCTGGTATGGGCGGACTTGCCTACTCGAATTAGAAACTTGGTATTCTACCACCCAGAACCTACCCATTTACATATTATGGTATATATAATAATAAAACAAGATGGCGTACACAATTGAAGGCGAAGTGCGTAACAAAACTGGACGTCCAGCAAATGCAAATAAATTTGAAGAGTTTGAGACATACATAGAAGCAACCATAATGTCAAAAGGCAATCCTATTCTATTTAAAATAGACAAGGATGATCTGGAAAAAGTAAAATCCAGACAGTGGTTTTCAGCAACTAATGGGAAATATATCGGGTCGCATATAGTAATCGAAGGAAGAAAAAAAATTCTTTATCTTCACAACTTCATTATGAATCGTATCATATTTCCAGGTAAAGGTACAAAAAACAGTATTGATCATATAAACAGAGATGGTCTAGATAATCGTAAAGAAAATTTACGTCTAATTACCCAAACCGAGCAGAATCTAAATCAGAAGAAAAAAGATCGTAGAGTAAATTATCCAGAAGGAATTACTAAACTACCAACACATGTTTGGTATGTCAAAGCAAATGGTGCTCATGGAGATAGATTCTGTATTGAATTTAAATCTGAAAACTTTAAATGGAGAGGCACTTCATCTAAAGCAATAACTATCCATGATAAACTTAAACAGACAGTTGAACAACTAGTTGTATTATACGAACAGTACCCTCATCTTAAAAAAGATCTAACTAGATTTTTAGAGAAAAAATAAAAAGGGGAAACCCATTTCTTAAGGTAAAAATTTACTCTAAGAAATGGTAAATATTTGAATAAACTACCAAGCCATCACGATATCTTCTAGACGACATTCACCTTCTGCTTTATCTTTCTCTTCTTGAGATTGTACAAGTTCATTTGCATGTTTCAGATCAGCTTCAGATACGTCAACTTCATCATCACCTTCAGGCATTCTTGATTCATCAACAAGAATATCTACAAATCCAGTACCACAAGGAGGAACTTGTCCAAACATAATGTTGGCAGAAACACCACGCATAGTATCAAATTCTCCTGAGACTGCAGCTTCAAACAAGATCTTTGAAGTCTGTTCAAAAGAAGATTTAGCAAGAACACCGTTATCAAGTTTGGACATACCAAAACGATTAATTTCTACAAAATGGCCATGATAAGTCATTGCGTCAACGAGCAGGCATACGTGATGGTAATTGATATATTCTGTAACGAAAACTTTCATCAATTCTTCGTACAATGTCATGCGAGCCGTTTCGATACCGAATACGTCAAGCACTTCATGAATAACATCCGAAAATGTACGAGTAGCATCAACATTTTCTTTAGTGAACAGTTCCAATAAATTAGATCCTTCTGAGTCCAGAACATGTTGTTTCATAGGACGGTAACCACCAACCTTTTCATCGTACACCAATTCATCATTAACTTCACGAGGGAATACACGACCAATTCCATCAACTCCAGTCAGAATAGTGTCAAGTAGTTTATCTTCAACAAATCTGAGCGACAAGGCGTTTTTGACAACATCAATACCAAATGTAATTCGGAGAACAAGTTTTTGAGCATTTACATCAGAATGTACACAATCAAATACTTTGAGAACTTTATTATTTTCAATACGAGATTGGATCAATGTCATATCAATTACACGACGTTCTGCGATTTTCTGATCATCTAGTTCCAAACGCATAATCCATGGAGATGCACATCCTTGAGTCAATGAAAACTTTTCAAAATCTTTTAGGATTTCACGATCTTCTTGAACTGCAGTATCTGATGATACAGGATTAGGATCATAATAAATACGAACAGATTTTGTGATATCTCGCAAAGTAGTTTTCTGGATCATCTTCATAGCACTCAGAGCATTAGCTTGGGACAAAGAAAGTTCAGGTTTGAGATAAATTACATTTGAAGGATTCTTAGGATTTTCGGATACATCCAAAAGTTCACGAATACGAGGAACACCTTGAGTAGCGTTAGCCTTAGTAGTACCTGCAGTGTGGAAAGTATTCAATGTAAGCTGGGTAGTAGGTTCGCCAATAGATTGAGCGGCCAATGGACCTACCATCTCACCGGGATGAACTAGAGACTGAATATACTTATACTTGATTTCGGATACAAGTTCATCAAATAGTTCTTTTGATAGTCTGTACACGATAATAGACTTGCGTGGAGCAAGAAAGAATCGTAGAAGAATATGAAAGAGTTTATTTGATTGAATAAACTGAGTCTTGCATAGTTTTTCTAGTTCTGAGACCACATATTCAGGAGACAGATCAGTTTTTACAGAATAGGGATTACGATACTTGGAAATCAATCGGACAAGATGGACAGGACCGCGAATTTCAGTCTTGTTCTGGTAACGAAATACATGATGGACAAGAATACGACGATCTTCCAAAATTTGTTCAATTAGATCTGGAGGTTCTTCAGAAACATCTGTACATACTGCCTTATACTCATCACGAGTACACGCAAAGGAAGCGTACACCTGTTCCATAGTTAATACAGCCAAGTCACAATCATGATTTTCTACACACGTTGAATCAATACCATCTTCAGAATACATAAATTGAACAATGCATCCGTTGATATCACGAACAGTATGATCTTGATCTACGTGAATATCTTCCATCAGTTTCACAAGTTTACGTTGAATATAACCAGTATCAGAAGTTTTTACAGCTGTATCAATCAGACCTTCACGTCCACCCATAGCGTGAAAGAAGAATTCAGTTGGACGAATTCCTGAAATGAATGAATTTTCAACAAATCCACGAGATTCAGGACCATCATCAAATTTAGCAAAATGTGGCAAAGTACGATTGTCCATAGTATACTGAATACGTTTACCATCGACAATCTGTTGACCTAGCAAGGCCATCATCTGAGTAATGTTTAGTTCAGAACCTTTTGATCCAGCACCTTTAGAAGTCATTTGAAGCATTCTATTTTGCGGATCCAAACTTTTAATTGATTCATTGCCAATAGTTGTATTAATATCACCCAATGCTCTTGTAATACGCAATTCTAGTTCTTCACCATTTGACCTACCTTCATTATTCACGAATCTTCCTGAATGCATGTCTGACAGAATACGAGCAACTTCTTCTTTACCTTTTTGTAGAGCACCTTCAATTGTCTTTGCCGTTTCCACATTCGCAATCAAATCAGAAGGACCAGTTGAAAATCCAGAAAACAAATTAAATTTAGTTACGACATTTTGTACAGAGTTGATGAACTCACCAGCACGTTCATGACCAAAATCATTGAAGATATTGTGAATAATACCTTTGGAAGCTTTGCTAAAAGCACCCTTGTTAAGACGTCCTGAAACAACTCGTCCATCTTTTACTTCCACAGATCCTGCTTTGAAATTGATGAGAGGAAATGCGGTAGAAATAATATCTTTTCCCGAAACAGGTTTATCCATTCTCTTGAATGAACTTAGAGGACGTTTCATACGTGCCATCATATTCATTGCCAGATGTTCAGGAACAGCAACTGAGTCATCAGAAATACGGAATACACCAGTCAACGTATCTTGAAACAATTGAATAATAGGTTCCGATGTACGGGGAGAAATGATTTGTCGAAGCAGAGATGCAATCATTTTCAGTTCAGTGGCTGAAGTAACACTTTGAGGAACGTGCATATTCATTTCATCACCATCAAAATCTGCATTATAGGGTTTAGTTGCAGAAACGTTCAGACGAAATGTGGAATAAGGTAGAACACGAATACGATGACACATCATGGACATTTTATGCAGAGAAGGTTGGCGATTGAATAGAACTACGTCATCATCTACAAGATGACGATGTACAATGTCTCCTTCTTTGAGATCTACAGTTTCACGATTTAGAAATCCTAGATGCATACGACGTCCATCAGCTTTGAATTCTACCGTTTTAGCTCCTGGATATTTTTCAGGGCCGTTGCGGACATACAACAGTAGACGATCGCGATTAAATTTAGTTACAATTTCAGGAAAAGTTAGATTACTTGCGATTTCTTCAGGAACACCCAACTGATCCACATCAATGTTAGGATCAGGAGTAATTACAGAACGTGCTGAGAAGTCTACACGTTTACCCATCAGATTTCCACGTACACGTCCATCTTTTGCTCCAAAACGTGCTTTCAGTGTTTTCAGGGGACGACCAGAACGTTGAGCGGCCGGAGGCATACCTTTGATATCGTTATCCACATAGGTAGCTACATGGATTTGTAGCAGATCAGTAAACTTGTTAATAATGTCACCAGATTCACCCTTGTCAATCTTGTCACGCAGAGCATTGTTTTGACGAATGATGTCGATCAACTTATGCGTCAGATCATCTTCAGATCTCTGATTATCTTCCATTACTACGGAAGGACGTACAGTCAGCGGAGGAACAGCCAAAACTGTACACATCATCCAATCCGGTCGTGAAAATTTAGGATTAAATCCAATAAGATCAATATGTCTATCAGTAATACGTTGAAAACATCTCAAAACAAGTTCAGGTTGTAGACGAAAAGGTTCAGAATCATCTTTGTAGGTTACAGCTTGGAGGGCAGTGACATTTCCGTCAGCACGTGCCACCTTTTTAATGAGTTGAGATCCACAATGGCCACAAGACGAAGATTCTTTCAAATCACGTTCCTTGTACGTAGTAGTAGCTTCACGAACAGCGTTAAAACGTTGAGTTCCTTTATACGTCTTTTCCAGATCTTCCAAATAATCATCGGGCAAATAAGGGTTGCTGCAGGAAATACAGACTACAGCCAATACTTTTTGAATAACTTCAATAAATTGATAGAGGTATACAGGACGAGCTAGACGAATATGTCCAAAATGTCCGGGACATAGCAGATGCGTCTGCTTGCATGTAGGACATGCTTTACCTTGTTCAGTAACACCAAATCTCGGATCAAAGACACCACCTACAGCAGGTACATCTCCTTGATACGTTTTATCAGTCTTGACTTCGACAACACTCCTAGAAAGGATGTCATCAGGATTGGCAATGCCAAATTGGACACCGATAATTGTATCGCCCATTCTTATTATAATAAGCCTAATCTTTAGATCGATTCGTTTTCGACTTGTGTTTATGAGCAACTTGATGAGTCTTTTCCAGAAATCCAGGATAATCTAGAATGCTGTGTACAATATCCGGAGGATAAGAAGCTAAAGATTCTAGAAAAACATCATATTCTACACCTCGACGATCACGAAACTTTCTGTCATCCTTGAATTTATGTGTACACATATATCGAAATACATGATGACAAATCTTTTTTATATGTTTAGCATTATGAGGTTCACAATCTGACATTTCTACTACAGTATCACACCACTCGTGCATTTATTATCTACACTCATTTAAGAGCCAAGACGTTGAACCTTTATTATGATATGTTGTACCAGGATATTCTACATATTTATTACGAGTTGATGTTAAAATATAAGATCCTAGATAATTTGCAGGTTGTGTTACACCAACACATTGTGAATTTAAAATACATCTTTGCTGAGCTTCATCTAAAGTTCCAAAACTTGTAGTTGGTTGAATCCATCCTCCAATAAAATAATCTTGTAAGGGTGCAGACTGAAATTGACAAGCTGGTTTTGGTATGGGTGGTATAGGTGGTAGGTTTGGATTTATGAGTTGTTGACTTCCAATATTAGATAAATACGAATCTAATTTAAATTGTAATTGTTCAATGATCAAATTAATATCGAATGGAATATACGCCATAGCAACAGAACCAAAAAATGTACCTTCAATTGCGATAATAATGAGAGCCATAACAGCATTAAATTTGTACAATGGTCCCAAATTAATTGAAAACCAGCTAGAAAGACTATAAATTCCTATAGCACAACAGATCATAACTAAAAAATAAGTCACCACAAACAAAATAATAATTAATGTGTTTTCATCAATGTTTTTTTGAGGATTTTGTTGTATCACGTTCAATGCCACAGTATTATCAATTGGTGGTCCATTTTGATTTGCTAAAATTTCCTCCATTTGTTGATATGTTATAACATTTGATGCTACAAGTGCCATTAAATAATTAAATAACCAATTTGAATTATCAGAAGACCGAACTGCAAGATGTTCAATTTCACATACAAATCCTTTAATTTGAGCATTTACTAACGGTCTAGCAAATCCAATAATAAACGGCATCCAAAATGTCCAAAGAATTATTGTTGCTCCAAATCCGTTAATTAATGCTTTTGCATAAACAGGCTCCGGTGGAACCTGTGGAACTATAACAGGTATATCTTCCATTATAGTTATAAGGATGTTTTGGGTAGAAGTTTTAGTACATACCGCTTTCTTTCTATTTTTTCTACCTATATTTTACTTTGAATATGTAGCTCCATTACAATCTTATTCAGTAATCTCTGATTTATTTGATATTGTACAGCCTGAATTTCTAGATGTGGCATTATTAAACTCTATAAACTCTACACAAAATTTAACACAGTCTGTAAATACTGCTTTTGATATTTTGAAATCAAATTCCGATGTTACTACTTTTTTTGACGATACTGTAGAGGCCAATTCAAGAATTAAACTTAATACATATCTAACATGTGAATTAGTGGGATTTGGATTCTTATCTGCTGGAATCGGATTAGCATATTATTATGGATTGAATATTGTTGATCTTCTATTGACAAATACGATTGTTCTTCTCTTTATTATCGTTTCTGAATTCTTTATTGTTGGAGCTTTTTTCAAGAATTTTCGTGAACTTGATGCTGATTTTGTGAAAGCTGGTTTAGCAAAAGCTTTTTCAAATAAGGGACATTTTTATGTAAATGGTGTATGTAAATGTTGTTATACACAGGAATTTTTAGTTGGTTTGCTTCCAACATGGATTTCAAATCTTATATATAAGGATAAATAATGCGTCTGAAAACTTTGCGCAGATCGCATCGACCTGAAAAGAAATGGGATGCTGTTTTTGTGAAAGATAACGGCAAAGAAAAAGTAGTACCATTTGGAGCTCGTGGAATGTCTGATTTTACGAAGCATAAGGATACGAAACGACGTTCTCGGTACCTGAAACGTCATTCTGGTATGGGCGAACATTGGAATAAACCAGATACGCCTGGTGCGCTGTCCAGATGGGTACTCTGGAATAAAAAGACTCTCAAGTCTTCTTTAGCAGATTTCAAACGTAGATTTAAGTTATAAAACGGAATCTTTTTTTACAGAAAAACAATTAGCGGGGAATGAGCGAACCCCCTCGAATCTCTTACAGTGAGACCGAGAAGGACCTGGATGATGTTACAGTATACCCAGGTTATAAAAATGCTAATAAAAATGTCTCAGGCCAGGCTTTGCAGACATTTAGCCTTTACAAATAAGTACAAACGATAATCGAATTTGAGGAATTGGATAGATCAGTTACTTAACATTTGCCACAAGCTCCTACGAGCAGGCAAACCCGCAAGGGAAAGGGTTTTTCGTAAAACGGAATCTTTTTTTACAGAAAAACAGTCATCGGGATTCTTATGGAAGCCCACGAAAAAGTTTAAAAGAGATAAAATACACGAACACTACCATTCAGTAGCGGACATGTACATAAGGCCTTTAAGTAAAAGCGTGGACTATCCGGATCAGAATTCAGGTGTTAATACTTCTTGCAAAGGTATTAACCGATGGACGAACATGTAGAGTCTAAATGCGTGGAAAACATTTAGACTGTACAGTGATTCGACAATGTTTGTGCGAGGAGGTGCACAGCATTCTTAGAGTTGATGGATTCTAAGAGGGAAACAAGGTTAGATAAAAAATGAGTAAAGAAAAGAAGGCAACAGAAAAGAATGAAAATAATAAAGGTAGAAACTAGCAGGAGTCATGTAGGTGACTATGGTATACGCGGGAGGGGGCGTAGGAGGGATATAATGAGAAATACGCGGAGTAGACATACGAAGTGAAAAAAGTTATGGAGGTTGGGGCTAGCCCGATCACAGTTGAAATGCGCAGGGTAGGGCATTCAATCAGAAAATAAATACGTGAAAGTCGGAAGGGAGTAATCCTGTATATAGGAAAAGATATTGTTGTAAAACAGTTAGCTATATGGTTTATATTTTTTGTTTCGAGAAACGGAATTTTTAAACACTTTTTTACTTGTTATAAAGATGGAAATGTATCATACATGCATGTGTTACATCACAGCTCGTCAGCTTCAAGTTGAAGTGATTGACTACGGGCAATCCGAAAACCTGAACCAGTACTTACTGGAAAATTTGGAGGGATCTTCTAGGCTCATTAAGTCTATGATCAACGAACTCCAAACAGCAAATGGTGTTCGTCTACATCAACTTATGACAGAACTAGATTCTGCTGTTCTTGGGTGGGTGGAAACATGGAATGCTCTACATTAAAAAACGGATTGTTTTGACAGTCTTTTTTCCCATAAAAAAGAATGGATAATCTTCGCAGGCTTGCCAGCGAGTATTCGCGGGTTCAGACGCTCATTGAGCAGAAGAACCGTGAAGTTCAAAATGAACGTGAGATTCGCAAGGGTCTTGAAGCGCAGATCGTCGATCTGATGAAGACTCCCGAGTTTGCAACAGTTCGGAATTTCCAGCATCAAGGAGCAACATTCAAAGTTGATCCTCCAGGATCATGGAAAGGTTCGTGGTACCTATCAAAGACCGACCTTCGTACTGACATTGTTTCCTATTGGAACTCGACACAAGAACTAGATCCAACAGATTGCTTCAACTTTATTGTTCGAGCATCTGATCAACGTTCTCGTGTTACGGACTGGAGAATATCCTGGACGCACCGGGATTAAACAGAAAACGGATCCATTCAAATCCAGATGGATTTTTTACAAATGGAATATAACCCGTATAATGCTAAAAATGTCCTGTTTACTCAAGAAGATGTGTACACCATCTTGAGTAAACATAAATGTATGTATACACCTAAAAATTTATCGGTGTTTCAGACTGCAATGGTTCATTCTTCGTATGTCAGAAGAACAGATTATACAACACCTACAGGAGAAAAAGCTATTCTTTCAGAAAAACCTTCGGGTTGTCTAGACTTATTTGAATCATCATATGAGAGATTAGAACATCTCGGTGATTCAGTATTGGGTGTCACAGTTTCAACATATCTTTCCAAACGGTTTCCTACACAGCAAGAAGGATTTCTTACTACTTTGCGTAAAGAAATTGTTTGTAATGCTATGTTAGGATGTCTCACTCAAAAAATAGGTCTGGATAAATTTTATATTATTTCACGTCATAATGAAGATTCTTGTGCAGGACGACAAAATACTAAAAAACTAGGTGATATTTTGGAAGCATTTGTTGGTGCTTTATGGATAGATTCTGGGTATTCATTTGAAACTGTGTATACATTCATTGTGTGTCTCATTGAACGATATATTGATATCCCTAAAATTCTTCTAAATGATACTAATTATAAAGATCAATTGCAGAAATGGTGTCAAGCTGTACAGAAATATACGCCGACGTACAAAATGATTTCTGAAGAGAATGGATACACAATGGCTGTTATCGGAGGAGGAAAAACTCTTGGTTGTGGAACAGCACCAACAAAAAAACAAGCAGAACAAATAGCAGCATCCGAAGCTCTGAAAAAACTTAAACGGTCATAGTTCTGGGAATTCTGCGAGACAATAGTTCTTTTTTCGTTCCTACAATGGACATATCATCACCTTCAGAAACACCTTCAATTGCTCTCAGAGCTTCAGCTACTCTTTGCGGTTGATCAGAAAATTGTAGAAGAAGTTGAGTTCTAATTTGATCACGACGTAGAGGAGGTTTAGAAGTTCTTGTAGATCTAGAAATTGTGCCCATTCCAGATCCTTCCAGATTAAAATTATCAACTTCATTAGATCTCATGAATTCCAGAATCTCTTGAGACAGTCTATTTTTTTCATCACGAATAGCTTTCTGGCGCACAGCCAATGTTCTGTTTTCATCATCTAGACGTACCCATGAGCGAATTACCTCCTTAATTTCTGGGTTCGCCATTTAGCTTTATGACGTCGAATCTTCGAAAATCGTTTACCACCAGACGGATCTTCTTCTGCTTGTGGGACTGTTCCCATAGATTTTAATCTTTCACTTAATTTTCTCCTTGATTTTTCTATTGTTCCTTCTTTTGAAAAGCCAACACCACGACTGAATTGTTGTGATAAAGATGGCGGAGGAGGGGCTACAGCGTCTCCTAGGGAAGCAAGACCTTTAGATGTTGAATCTTTTACGGTTTGGGCTATTTGGGAATTTTTTACTTGTTCTACACTTTGCAGAGCATGTTCTTTGAGTTCTTGAGCACGTTGTTTAAACATATTCATCGTTTCAGCTCGTTTTTCTGGATTGTTTAAATTTTCCTGAACATTGTTGTACAATTCAGAACTATATGCTTTAGCATCTTCAAAATGTTTTCCGGCCATACCTTTTAACCATTCAGCATCTTCTTCGGGATCACCTTGATAAAAAGGATCTACTGTGGTATAGGTAATCAACCATCCTAACCATGAAAAAATGCCAGATTCATTTAGTTGATCAATAATTCTTAAACGAGCTTTTCCGTATCGTCCTAATAATCCATCACCAGAATCAGCAAAATTTTCAAGAGCCATTCCAACGAAAGGAATGAGAGCCAAAGATTGTTTAAAAGCTTCACCAAAATGATGACGAGTTGTAAAAATAATCATATTAAAAAAGATGAACATCGTAGAAATCATATAGCCAACTACAATACCTACTGTAGATGCTTCAGGAATTGGAAGAAATCCCATAATCATTGGTGTGTACATCTGAGCCATTTTTGCTGCATTTTTATTCATCTGGGCAACAACATCAACTGCCAAAGCAAGAGTATCTCCATATACCGGAATAGATTCCAACGTTTTCAAAGGATACAAAAATGGACTAATCATATTAATTGGATCTTGCAGGAACGTGGGTGTCAACGCAAACCAAAATTTCAACCACCGATTAACAATAGCATCATACGCTGATCCGGAAGTATCTTCTTCGGTAGACGGTTCTGCGTTTTGATAAGAGCCTTCTTCTTGTACCTCTTGTTGAACAGGTTCTTGTTCGGCTAACTGTTTTAACCCATCTTCATTAGGGCTCAACTGGTCTGCAGTTAGAGCACCACCTTTTTGCCTGAAAAATTCCCAGACTGCTTTAGCATCACCAGGTTTAAATAATGGTTTATCATGTAAAAGAATATTGCGTCTTAATTCTGAAGGCGACTCAAATTTATTATGAGACATAAACTTGAATAAGCCTAGGTTACGAGCACCTCGATGAGCAACATCTTTATTGCGGAAGAGTTTAAAAAGAATTTTGTACATCTTCTTTTCGTACGGATCTTTTACAGGATCATCGTAGACCCACACCATTGTTTTTATCATAGATTTATAAATGTCAGAAAAGAATGATGAAATAATTATTGAATGGTCTACTCAATTAGAAGATATTCTGGCACAAGAAGGAGAAAGATGTAGAGGTCTTGCATGGTTACATACTCGTGCTGAAATCCTTCTTTCTCGCTATAATACGTTCATTCAAGTTCCAGTTATTGTTTTGTCTACATTAGCCGGAACAGCATCAGTTGGTTCTGATACTTTATTTGGCGGAACATCGCCGGCATCGTCAATTGCAATTGGACTTGTTTCCATCAGTGTCGGAATCTTGAATACTTTAGGAGGATTTTTTGCCTATGCTAAACGATCAGAAGCTCATCGTATCGCTCACTTAAACTATGCAAAAATCTCTTCTAAAATATCTATTGAATTAAGTTTACCGCGTGATGAACGAACAAGTGCTGAAACTATTTTGTGTCATGTTCGTGAAACAATGGAACGTATGGCAGAAACTACTCCTAACTGTCCCCAAGAAATTATTGATGAATTCAATAAAAAGTTTAAAGGAACTGTAGGAATTGCATTACCTACAGAAGTTAATGGTCTACATAAAATTGATGTTTTTAGAGGCCAGACGCATGTACCATCTCCTGTAGAACCAGAATCGCGAGTTACCATACGTGTTGTTTAAAACTTCCATTTCTTATCACATTCCAGACATGTAACAAAGGTAGTCATAGGTTCATCTGCAGAACGTGTTTGTAGCTGATAATATTCGCATCCGGTCGTCTTTTTGCAACGAGAGCAGAACATCATGATAGAAGCTGTCATCGACTTCGAGTACAACTTCTTATCCTTTTCAGCAGTCTTCTCATATGTATCAAGCCATCGCTCAGGGCAAGCATCTTGGGCAGACATTCTGACAAATGTTCTGATATCAAATCCATCAAGAAGACGATCTTTCCACAAATCAATATTTCGATAAACTGTTACGGACTTACTGCGATACGTGTTCCAAAATACTTTATTATTCCAGTCTACATCAATACCATTAGTCTTAGAATAATCAACTACAGCTTTCAAGATTTCTTCTTCGATGGGAATATCAATAACTTCTTTAAAGTTTGAAACAACTTTTTCTCGAAACGGATGGTCAACAAAGACATTTTTAGTTTGAACTATTACAGGATTCACAGTTCGATGAACAACTTCTTCTACTGATTCTTCATCTGATTCTTCTTCTTCCAATTCTTCAACTTGCCACATTGCGTACAATGTTTCGTATTCTTCCGTCTTGATATTCAGATATTCGGCTGCATCTTTTTCATAATCATCTTGATCAGATCCAACAGCAAGAACAACTATAGTTCCAGTATACGTTTCATCTTCAAGAGGAGGTGGCAGAATGTGTGGATTGATGTCTTCATCATCATCAGTTGGACATGCAAATACAGATAACCATCGTTCTGGATTTCCTGGATCTTGAATTTTTCCTTGGAATTGCATACCCGGTTTCTTGAACTTCTTTCTCAACCAAGAAAGAACATCAGGAGTCTTGATGGGAACAGACAATTCTTTTAGAATACCAGAAGATTCAACTGCGATTCCAGAGACCATTGTATATTTTATCATCAACCAGTTAAGTTCCGTTTTCAATAATCAAAAACGGATTTGTGTGCTTTTTTACAGTGAATAATAAAAAGAATGGCCGCTCCTAGCTATGAACCGTACATCGGTGTCATGGACTACAATGACTACAAGCACTGGGTTACTCAGTTCTATTTGAACGGAAGACGTTGGTCTTCTTCTATTGATTGGAGAGCAGTAACTCGTAGTTACTACGAGAAGCGAAAGGAACGGGATGTATGGGAACAGCATGTACAAAATGGTGGAACTCACTGGACTTTGTTTACCAAAGACAAGTGGCAATCAGCACCCGGAGACACCAAGAAGTGGAAAGACAAACTTCAGTCTAAGATCAGACGTCGTATTCGTGAAGACGAGTATCAGATGAATCTTCGCAAGGTTGACATTGAGTCAACTGAAAGTGGTTCTACTATTGAGGAGGAAGAGTATTGGACACAGGCTTAGCCACTAAAGGAGTTGCTTTTTTTCCTGTAGTATTTTTGACCCAATCATAGACTCCGGATAAGATATTAACTTTTGGATACATGTAACTCCAGCCGAGTAAAACTAGACCTGTGAAAAAAACAAAGAAAAATCCTTCGACGAAAGCATCCCAATTATCATTCACATGTTTAGCAACCTTTGCTACTGTACCTGGCTCTTTGGCCGCTTCTTTAGCCGATGTAGTTTTTAAGTCGACTTTGGAGATTTCAGGCTTTTTATTCTTTTGAGGTTTCAATGGTTTCATAACTAGATAGGTCTTGTTATCGTGAGGTAAGAAACCGGTATCAGCACCATCATTGTAAAAAATTTCTCGGTTTCCCAGAGCTTGGATACTACGAGAACCTGCAGTAACCTTATTGACTAATAAAGCAAAATCTGTCTGATCAATATTTATAGATGACTTGAAAACAATTGTTTCAGCAGGCCAACAACCGGGTACCATAAAAGATCCATCGTACACGTAATACGAACCATCATCAGGAATCATTTGCTGTAATGACCATCCAGTCAATTGAATCAAGCCATTAGTGCTAGCATATGGAACTACTTGTTTGAAAAAATCTATAGATGGACCCGGAGAAGGATTCACATAAAAATGTACACAAATTTGTAAAGCTTCTCCTTGTGCAGATCTAAAATGAGCAATGACTTCACCATCGGCCTTAGAATTCTTTTCAATGGTATGATGACTGGGGTGGTTGATTAATAACATATCACAATTATATGAAATATTATTGTATGTACATGAACCAAGCGATTGTCCACTTAAAAGCAAACCTTCATCAGTGACAACAACATACCCAGTTGTCACATTCGTAGCATCAACTTTTAAGTCGCAGGTTCCCTTACATGGTTTTGCAGATCCTTGAGAAAGATGGATAGGACTCTGATTAGCACCGGCACACATTCCGGTCCATGTTGTCTGTGAAGAGAAGATACTCATTTGTTTAGAAGCAGGACTTTGTTCTGAAAAGTCTCACCTACAAATAAGAATGTCAGACAAAGATCCTGGAGAATGGAATACGTTGGATTACGTAGGAGTAATTCTTTCAACTGTATTTACATTTGTCTTTTTAGGAGCGGTTGGCTATGCATTATATAATCCTGTAAGTCGTGCAGCTATTTCGACTACACTCGGAGCCTTCTTTTTTGCTGTTGTAAATTTTATTCCTTTCGGATTTATTACTTTTGGGTTTATTGCAGATATTATTGGTCAAGATTTCCGATATTCAATTGCGAGTATTGTTGGGTTGATTGCAATTGCGGTTAATTTCTTTGTTGCTTTGGCTATGGGTAAAACTGTAATGTGGGACCCAGTATTACCAGAACGTCCGGGTATTGCATGGTGCATGATTCCAGGATTAGAAAAATTTGAAAATAAAAGAATGCCAATGAGTATTGTTTCTGCGTGGTCTATTTTGACCTACTATATGATCTTTGCTTTAACAAAACGTGATCTATCCGCAAACTATTCTATCTTAGCTAGTATTGGACTTCTGAGTATTACTCAACTAGCTACCTTTTATGGATCTGATTGTTCAATGTTTTATGAAGATAGTTCTACATGGAGAATTTTGTCTCTAGTCTTGGGTATTGGAATTGGTGCATCTGGGTGGGCTGTTGTGAGTACATTTTATGAGTGGTTGTCTCCATTTATGGATGTGCGTGGTTCTGGATCTAAATATTCAGGATTGGGAAATAGAGGCGAAGAGTTTGTAAGTGGAAGAGAACATATGTTATCTGGACCAGGATGGGATGGATCTAAGCAAAGCACAGTCTTTCAAAAATTGGTACCTCGTACAGGTGCCCAATGTTCAAAAGATCAATCTGAAGAAGGTGATGAATTTGTGTGTGAAGCATATAAAAACGGTCAGCTAGTGACTGAAAAAATTAATGCGTAGCCCTATTTAAACACCTGCATTAATCTAAAATATCCAATAGCATCTCCGCCTGTATGTCTATGTGTACCAGTTGGTGTAACACAGACTAGAGTTGGGACTTGTGTAACTCCAAACTTTTCTCGAAGTTTTTCTGGGTCGTCATGAATGTCTACAGAAATCCACGAGACTCTAGGATGATCCTCTTTCAAGTCAGCGAATACTGGTTTCAGTCTCTGACATGGCGGACATGTTTTAGACCAAAAGTGATAGACACTCATTCTTTCTTAATTATAGTAGTACCTTCTACAATATTCGTTTTAGACGTGAGACGAGCAACTTTTTTCTTATTGATTAATTGACTTTCTACATGATACCCCATTTTGTGAACTGTTTTTTGGAATGCCATAAACAAGGCTGTTTCCAGATGTTTGGGATCCAATTTATCTAAGTTTTCCAGACACCATTTTGTGATAACATCTTGATCTATTGGCGGACCCATCATTTTGAAGTCCATTCCCGGAAAGAGAGATTCAGTAGTAGAAATTACCTTTACTTCTTCAGGAATCAGAACGTGTACAGCCATCTTATCTACAATATCATTATTCTTAGATAAGTCATCTTGACCACCCGTATGAGCTCGTACATACGAAATTTGATGACGTTTAAATTTTGTCAGAAGCATAGCAGTTTCTTCAATGAGATCACGATGAGTAACGTCCTTTCCTGCTGCGGTTTTCCATTGTGTTTTCAACCAACCTGGGATCCATTTTGTCAAACAGTCTCGTGAATATGTTGAATCGGTAAAGATATGTAGTTCAGCTTGTGATGCATCTGTCATTTCCAAGGCTTTTTGTACACCAGCATGAATAGCAAGAAGTTCTCCACGATTATTTGTTTGAGAATCTGTTTCAGGAATGCGGAAAGCACCTGACCATTCAGGGTTTTCCGGAAAATAATAAGCATAGGACCCCTGTGCCCCACGCTTACCATTTGATTTACATGCTCCATCAGTGAAGAGACGGATCATTCCTTTGTATATTCTGGTGTCTTTATTATGGTTGGCATCCGTTTTGTAATACAACGGCTTACAATAGCACTCTGAATTCCTGATGGATTTTCTACGTGAAACCATACTCTGTTTCTAAATGATCTTTGCTCTAATTGTCGTCTCAACATTTGTTGACACGCGGAAGTTAAAAATTCTGCGTGCCATACAATCATAATACGTAAGTTTCCTGTTTGTTTAGGAATTTCTGAAATCCATGATGAAAATCGTTGGGAAAACATATCCGATGAGTAGAGGATGCATGCATCTATCTCTTCTACTTCAATACGATCTCTGAACTTTTCTTTGTACCGTTCAACAAACTTGATTGTTTCTGTATCATTCAAGGGTTCATACAAGAAAATTCCAACTCCATTCTCTTAAGAACTCTTGTCTTCTGTAGGCGGATTTACTCTCTTAACGGGAATGGAAGCATCTACAACGTACAAAGAATTTTCAGTCATCACGATGAAACAGTTCTCACATTTGAATACCTGCTGGATAGTAGACGTGTACTCATCATTGGACTTTACAAGGTACTTAATCTTGTCTTGTACGCCAATACAACATTTCTTTTCGCAAGAATCACGATAGTAATCAAAAAAGACAGGTTTATCTTCCTTGATTGCAACTTCAGTAACTTTTAAAAGAACTGCTGCACTGGGTAGAGCCATTTGTCTACTAAACTGAAAATGTTCATGACGCCTGTACGCACTTGAATGCGTCCTCAAGTTTAAACCTGGATCGCATATTCAAACTTGGAAGTTCAGCACGAGGCCGTTTCAGAACAGCATTGACTCTTGACTGAATCAATCCTCGAAGTTCCACAGCTGTCTTTGGAAGAAGCTTGGCAATTTCGAAGAGAAAGTCAGCATACTGTGTAATATTTTCTTCGGACTTTTCAGTCTTGGCTTGTACAACAGTATCTTCCAGATCTCCCAGAACTTTTTGCATTGATTCGTGCAGGATCTTTCCAGGAACAAGTTCCACGATGTAGAGATGAGTCAGAAATCGGGAATATCCACGACGGACATCTTTTTGCTTTGACCATGCCACAATCTTATCTTCAAATCCTTCTTCATCAGCACGAGGAAATGTCAGTGTTCCTGACATGTCGTACAAAGTTCCAAACATAGAAGCATTCGCTTCCAAGTCTTCAGATACTTCGGGGATAACAGAATTCAGCTTCAAAGCAAACTCTGCCATAATCCCAGCATAAAACGATCCACGAATAGCCTTGTCAAACAACAAGGTGGTTACTCGTAGACGAAATTCCTTATCTCGCTTAGCAAGTATAGCTATGGCTTCCGTAGACAGAGCATCTAAAGTAGGCTTAGCAACCTTGTTCAGAATTGAGAATATCTGATCATAATCTGGATCTTCGACTTCTCGGACTCGTCGAACGTAGTCTACGAGAACCTTTTCTCTCCAGTTTGAATCTTGAACCTTCCGCACAAATCGTCCAGGTCTGTAGGCAGCCTGAACCAATCTGAGCTTGGATATATTTTGCTTAATAATATCCGGAAGATCAATCTTCTGGACAAACCGCATAGAATACATCAAAGCGCTTGTGAACTCCATTTTTTTGTTTACTCTATCAGTATCAAAACGAATTCGTTTTAAAGTAACCCTGAACAATTATAACAAAATGGAGTCTCCCGAAACCACCAAACTCAAGACGACTTGGGTTTTGTGGTATCATGACCCCGAAAATCGTGACTATTCTTTGAAAAGTTACATTGAAGTAGCTCCTTTTACAACACCTGTACAATTCTGGTCTGTCATTGACAGTATTCCCAAGGAAGCTTGGGAGTCTGGAATGTACTTCTTTATGCGCAAAGGCTTGAAACCTTTGTGGGAAGCTGAAGAACATCGAGGAGGTGGTTCTTGGTCTAAGAAGATCGATGCTGAACAATCACACACCACGTTTGTGGATCTGATGGTTCATTGTATCACTGAAGAACTTCTGATTCAACACAAAGATTCTCTTGCTGGAATTTCAATTTCTCCCAAGGGACAGTTTCACATCATTAAACTGTGGAACACATCTACAAAAATCAATGACAAAAAGTTTCTGAACCAGAACCTTACTTACTTCAAGGTCACGGATGATGTAGTGTATACACCGCATCAATCAAGATCTACAAAATAGTCATGGTATAACCAGGAGGACTAGTTTCATCAAATAAGTCTTGAAGTCTTTGAATATAAAGATCTCTGAGCTTTTTGATTTGTCGTTCTGTAGGATTGGAAATCTTTTTTGTTCGTATAGGTTTACCCGTGTATGAAACAATAGGTTCCAAAGCTGTTTGCGATAATCGAGTCCAATTGATCACAGAGTTTAATGTTGGGAATGGAATACGAAATCGGAACCAATCGTACATTAATTCATTGTACATTTTCAAGATTCCAAGATCTGATTCTGGGAATATTTCTTGTTCGCCGTATGTTAGTATAGGAACTATAGGTACACCCATTTCCAGCGCTATCTTAAAAATACCTCGACGTTTTCTGACAACTAGTTGAAGATCTTTAGGAGAACCTCGTCTCATTTCATCTACACCTCCAAGGGTAATAGAAATAGATTCTGTTTGCAGAGTGTCACGAATACTGTATTCATCAGAAGGTATGGCGTTCAATAAAGGAATAATGTCTTTGATAAATGGAAGCATAAAGTATCCGTAATGTACAACACCTTTAGTAGGTTTGTACTCAGGACTTGTTATACGATACCCATTATGAATTACTGGAGTTACTCCAGAAATACCATGTGGATGCCAAATATTGATTGATTTCGGGGGAATAGGAGATTGGACGTTTAATTGAAACGTTTTTCTGATATTGGATTCTGTTTCAGTTATTCTAGTCTTAAAAATTTCACGTATTCTATCCTTGAAATAGAGCAGAATCTCTTTTACGATTGAAGAAGGAAGAATCATATAGACCAAAAAGACAACAGTAAAGGCAATTATGTTAGTGTATCCCAAAAGTCCCATAAACGCCATCAATGAATAATTCCATGTTACGCAAGAGTATAAGCACGGATTAAACAGCAATATGAATAATGCTAAGACTATAATGAACATTATTTAATCGAAGGAAACAAATAACAGATGATTTTACTAGATAATTATGGTTATGCGATCATAACTTTTGCTCTGTGTACAATTGCAGTTGTATATCCAGATCGTCCATGGCCAACATGTCTTGTTGGTGGATCTTTAATGGCATTCAACTATTATTTTTCGCATAGATTGTTACATCTGTTGCCAAATGATCACTGGTTAAACTTTCATTTTTGGTTACATCATGATGCTTGTTTACCACGTTGGTTAGCTTTACCTCTTGAAGGTATTTTGGAACTTGGATACTTTATGTTGTTTCCTCTGCTATTTCAATGGATGACCGGTGATTGGGTCATACCTTTTAGTGTGATTCTTTTGCTGTCATTGACGTATACAACCTATCATATGATTCAATATTCTTGGCTGAAATCTGAGACGCATGGAAGACATCACAAAGATCCAACAAAGAATTTTGCTCCAGATTTTATTGATCATATGTTCAAATCGAATTACGATGAAACATATGAAGATATGAGTTCTGGTGCTATAAACGTTTTGGTTTCAGCAATAATTGTAATCTGGTTAAAGAGTGTATTCAAATGGACTGATTAGGTAGAACAAGGCATTAAGCATAGTTTAATTTCACCTAGGTTAGCTACGACGTATCTGATCATTAGAAACCATCCATTCTTTACATGGATTTCTACATTGTTACAAAGGTTTGTACATTTGGTAAACAAGACAAGATGAGGCAAAGAAAAGTGTTCACTAATGATTTCAGATGTTTTCTTCTGAATATTGAAATCATTATCTCCCATAGTTGTTGATCTAGAAGCAAAATGTCCTTTGCAGGTAAAAGATAGAGAATTACCAACATTAGTAATCTCAATAGTTTTTGCTGATAACAGAGTCATATCACGGCAGATTTTTTGGAAGTCAGTTGAAGGCATCGTAATTCGGGTGGAAAACTCAGTATCAGGAAGTTGAAGATCGGGTTCATCACGGTCTAGCAAGTTGAGTTTATACTTGTGAATCTGTTTCTTCTCAGAATTTTCCATGATAATTCCTAGAGAATTAGGATCATCTTTTTCAATGTAAAAAGAAAGAATGTCATCATTCGTAGCTGTACGTACAATACGATACAGATGATCTGTGTTTACTCCAATAATGAATTTGGGAGAAGTATGATTATAGTCATACTTTTCAAACTTATCTGCATGTAGACGGAGATGAACAAGAACTGTACGAGTATTATCCATAGCAATCATCTTGATTCCATCTTTGTCGAACAATAAAGACATCTCAACCAAAATAGATTTCAGAGCTTCAACCAGAGTTCTGACAGCACCGGTCTGAACAGTCTTTGCTTCTACCGAATACATTTTATAGTTCTTGTGAGAATGTGCTTAAAGTCATTATTTCAGATACTCTTTTAATTTTCTAAAAGCTTGTCCTCTGTGAGAAATCTCATTTTTTTCTTCAGCAGTTAATTGGCTATAAGGTACTTTCTTTCCTTTTGGTATAAAACAAGGATCAAATCCAAATCCTCCAGGAATAAACTTTTTAGCAATTGATCCTTCTACAACTGCTGAAATTGGTTTCTTGATTTCACCATTTTTCAGGATTCCAATATAACAAGTTACCATAGCTTGAGAACCTTTGCAATGTTTAATAATACCTTCCGCTCCTAAAGCTTGATTAACAAATTTAATCAGAGCTCCGGGAAACATATGTTCACCTTTCTCGGCTTTTTCTGCTGTGTTTAATGAATCAATATGAAATCCAGTATCTTCACAAACAACTGTGAAATCAGATGAATTTTTTAATTTTTCACCTTGTTCTTCAAATTGTTTTCGTATATGCTGAACAACATCTTTTCTTGAAAAAACCTTTTCAGCTTCTTTGATTTTTTCATTAATTACTTCTTCAACACTTGTACTTTGAATTTCTTGAAGATCTACATTCACATTAATTACACAAAAATCATCACCTAAAATTTGTCGAACTTCTCTCAGCTTATTGGCATTTCCGGTAATAAAAACAAGTTTCTGCTTCATTTATATTAATCAAATAAATTCCAAAAGCCTCCCGTAGTCTTATTAGGTTCCTTAGGCTCATCTTTAGTCTCAGGTTCCTCATCTTCAGAATCTGATCCTTTATAGGTCTTTTTCATCGTTTGACATTTTTTAACAGAAACAATACGTCCTCTCGTGTTTTTGGTAAGGTCTTCTTTTTTTAATCCACCAGCAGTCATTTCAGCTTTGCCGTTCCACACTTGTCTTCTAGATCCTCGTTTGAGAGTTTTAGAAGGCATTTTAGTATGCTCTGTAAAAAAAAATTTTGGTTCTCAGACGCTTAGTTGGAGAACGCTAATCCGCCCATACCGGACATAATACGCAGAACGTTATAGTTTACGGCGTACATGCGCACACTCCACGTAGTGTCATTGCTATCATCAATGTCTACAGATCCATCCAGGGTCAGAACTAGAGTAGCCGTATCAATGCGAGAAAAGTTACATGTTCCAGAAGGTTGGTGCTCTTCAGGCTTGACAGCAAAAGAGTACATGTATACACCAGGTCCAGGAGCAATGCCTGTATGGTGTTGATAGGGTTGAACCTTATTAAAGTAATCACCATAACGTCTCTCTAGACGATCTTGGCCGTTAATCTGTAATTGCTGTTCAAATACAGCAGATTGATCGTATACGAAGGGAAGTAGACGGGTATCACCTCCGGATACATAATTTGGATCACTAGCTTTTCTTGCATATACGAGCGGGTTTATCTTGCAATCGGTGTAGCAAGCAGGTTGAACAACCCAAATGAGTTCTTTGACAGGATGGTTAAAGGTTAGATCGATACGTCTAGATGCTGTTGAAATACCTACATCTTGATTAAACTGGACCTGTTCGATGAGGTATTCGTGAGACTGTTGAGCAAAACGTCTGCGCTCATCTGTGTCTAGGTAAATATAATCAATGTAGAGAGAAGAAGAAGTTGCTGCAGGAAGATTTGCGATCTGCGTATTACCTGGAGTATGATTTCCCACAATTGCTTGAGGAGGTTTCCAGTATACATTGATCTTGACTTCGTGATATTGTAGGGCAATTAGAGGTAGAGCAGTTCCTGGATTTCGGGTAAAAAAGAACATCAGAGGAATGTACAGAACATTAGGCTTAGACTGACGACCATTTTCTGCACATCCGCCGCCGCCAGAAAATTTTAATGTTTGTGCACTATACTTTTCATTAGTCAACATTCCAGATAGTTTGCGAGCCTTCAAAAAATCGGAAGTCAAAGAAGACCATAAATACATATATTCGGAGTACAGACGATCGATAATTTGACCACCAATATCTAGTTCTACACGATCAATAAAATTGAATCCAAGAGGAACAATTTGACCTCCTACCGTGGCTTTATTAATAATGTCGGCAAGGCCTCCATTTACCCCCGATTGTCCTTGAAATGTAGCGTTATCTAAATAAGGCAGATTAGTTAACGTGCTGGCTAAATTTCCTGCGACACCCGATCCATGATTCCACTCTACCGCTTCCGGAGGTGAAGCTAAATTGTTCGTAGGAAGTTCTAACTGAATGTACGTAGAAAAGAGGAGATCAGCATATCTGTTAATAATTGCAGTTTGTCTGGTTCCCCATGCATGTTCACCGTTAAAGTTGATACGGAATGGCTCCATAGCAAAATTGGTGTGTCGTTTATAAAGACCCTTCCAAAACGTGATCTGAGGATTCCCAGAAATATACGCGTCTTGAGCTCCGTAAGCTACCAATTGTAGAAGACCACCTCCCATTTATATGTTCATACGCATAATTTTTTAGTGCTTACGACGTCTTTGAGTTTTACCATGCTTGCGACGACGACGTCCACCTAGTTCAGGTTCCTTCATTTCCTCGGTCTTCTCTACAGCCGCTGCCTCTTCTTCAGAGGATGAGTCTTCGCCACCACCACGCTTGCCCTTGACTTTGTGCCAGGACTTCTTAGCTTCTTTGATCACTTGCTTGAGTCCCATACCTTTCTTGTACGTGCCACGACTCTTCATCGTTTTCATCGTTTTCTTGATGTGCGTAATCCACTTATTGGCCATTTTATTTAAACGCAGGAAAATACTCGGGAAGGCTCTAAAACACAATTGACTTATCTCCAGTCTTTGGATTATGGTCGTAAATCGGAGATGTGGCGGCCATAGGTTGAAAGGAATGTTCAGGAGGAGGGAGGGCGGGCTTTTTATAGACGACCGGTTTGTACCTCAAATACTCTGGTTTAGCAAGTACACTTCCTTGCTGAAACTTACCTACATAGATCTCCATCATTGCGTCTAAAGAACCATAATTCATCATAATCCATTGGCAACCGTATCCGAATAATACAGTAGGATTACTATTTTTCAAATCAGGATCAGGATCAGGAATGACCATAGTAATTGCTTTTCTGTTTGAATCAATTAATTCTTCGTGATCATATGGTTGCGAAGCATTCATAAATGATAAACGTCTCAAATTTGAAGATCCCCAAGATAAGTTTACAAGTTCATGCATTACAGGTACACTTTTTACTTCAGGGCCTGAAACGATTATAAGTTTTCCAGCAAGATTACAAATTGGTTCAGAAGCTAAATCTAAAGTTCCTTGTCCTTCATACGCATACTTAGATGGTAAAAAGTATCCACCTAAAGTTTGTTTCAATATTTCAGAACAAGCTTCCATAACATCTCGTTTATTCGTATGAAACATTAAGCTGAGCACAAAGGGATCAGAAGCTGTCTTAGTATCAACTTTATTAAATGCAGTATTTGCTATAGATACACAACAAGATTCAAATGATACCGAATTTTTAGCATAATCGTATCCCATAGTTTCATTTTTTAAGCCGACAACTGGTTTATTATTTTCATCGGCGTACACATCTAATTCTACAAGACGAGCTCCTGCTTTGATAACTAAGGGCAGAATTCCATCAGAAACATAATCGTACACTGAAGATGAAGGAAATACAGAATAGGATGATGAAGCAATATAATAATCACATAATCGCGTATCATCTCCGGTCGGACATCCTAGAGGAACTAATTGAGTTACCTTTTCGTAAGTTCCCATCGTTAGAGATGCACGTTTTACTGTTGCCATATCTGATCCTGCAATAGTACGATAAATCAGAAATATACCAACAATAATCATTAATACAATAAATACGGGAGGTCCCCATCGTTGTAGAAAGGGTGTTTCTTCCATTATTATCCTACCTTAAAAAGAAGTTTACGAAATTTATTTATCACATCATCAGGAATACGTTCATCTAAAGGAATACCTAGGAGACAACAGTAATGAAAATATACAGAATATATTCCACACTCGGAATCTTTGTACTGATGCCTTGTTGAATTTCTTGTTAGGACAGTCTTACCTAATCCCATACCATCAATCTCATTTTTCCATCTGGTCATCAAAACATTCAACTCTTTTTCAGGCTTGGTAGCATACGAATCAAAATAAGTTATACGTGGATATTCTAAAGTTTCATCTACATCTGCGAACAAAGCAAACCAATGTTTACCTGGTCCATCATGTTTATCCGTATTGAATACTATTCCAATTTGACGGGTCCCTTTTGCGTACAAGTCTTTAACATGTAAAGAACACAAAACACTAACTAAACATTGACCAGAGTCAGATTTTAGATCAAAGTCTATCGGAATACATCCTAAAAACTTATACTTAGGAAATAACTTTTCGAAACCGTGTTCAACTTGTTCAATTTCTGTAGATGATAACCAATCTTCTGGCTTAGTAATCCAAGAATCAGGAGCTTTTGGTCTTGTTAACAAATGAGCAACAATACATGACGTCTTTCCAGCCCGACATTTTTTATGCAGTTTAGTTTTTAATGAGTTCCAAATATCTCCGGTAATCGGATCTTTAGGATGTTCAGAATTATATGCTTTTTGTAAAGCTTCTAAAGTTTTTTGATCAAACATCTTTACTGTATTCAGCGAAAAACGGATAAATAACTTATTGTTTTACAATCCTAAAAGGATGCAGCTTTATACCGTTCGATTTACCAATGTGTACAATCCGGAGGAGGAAGTTGTGACAGAACAATGCTATACAGAAGAGCAGGCGCTCATTCTTATAGAAATGTATTCGCACACATGGTTAGTTGAATACTTTATCCAAGGTTAGAGTTCGCTCTGATTTTTCATAGAGTTTAAACATACGATTAAAAGAATGTACATATACCATAGCTGTAGTTCCTATTACAATTGGAAGTAGCCAATTCATTTATTCCTTGTAGTCTTAATAATATCACAATAAAATCGCGGATGTTTTAATCTGTAAAAACGCCATCTACGACTCGCATATAATGGCAGTATCAATTTTTCAACTAAAGATGTATCCCATCTATTTTCTTTAAAAAGAGCTGCTCCTATATATTTAGGACCCATTTCTGTAACTTTACTCTTAATTTTTCGTTTCAACAACCCAATTGTATATAAAAGATGTGATCGATATTCAGTAATTTTCATTTCTTTAGTTATTGCTTGAACTGCTTCCAGACAACGTTTTTTATGTTGTCGGAGATTTTCTTGATAATCAGATAGAGTCTCATACAGTTCATGTCTGATCACTGAAATTTCAGGATCACGTAATGCTTCTGTACATAATTTACGAGCTAGTCCGACAATTTCTAGTTCTTCTTTTGGGTCTTTTTCTTTGTTACATAATGGACATGAATGTTTAGATTTGAGAAGACACATTACAATACACTTTGTATGAAATGCGTGTTCACAATCTAGTTTGAAACATGTTTCTGTAGAGTCTTTATCATCTTGAAATTCTTCCATATCCATTGAATCCCAGCATATAGCACAAGTCATTTGAATTATTTTGGATAACATGTTAAAATGGAATTTAATACTACAGATTTATAGCCTACCAAAAATGGACGGGCTTTATCAGAATACCCACATGTGGGAGCTAATGTTCAAGTACCTGGAGTACGAGGACAGGATAAACCTAAACAAGATTTATCCTGACCCTGTCGTGCGCAAATTTACGCGACAGCAAGCAGAAGAGCACCACGCTCTTACAGTGAGGGACCAGTACTGCAGAATGCTGTCAAAACAGCACGATGAGCGCAGCTTGACAAAAGCTCTAGCTCATTTGCTGAATCCAAGGTTCCGAATTCTTCTCAAGTACACAAAACTTCGAGAAGTCACTATCAGGAAGTGTGAGGAGTTTATCCCCATCCTGTCTGAAAAGTATGCCTGTGTGATCCGAAGAGTTCTTGAAGTTATTCTTGAGACCGAAGATGACTACACTAGGATGAAGCTGATTACCGTTTAGTGCGTCGACACGTTCGACCTCTAAAGGTTTTTTTTGAGCAGGAACTTTTATGTTTTGCTATTGCTTTCAATGTTTCTGTATAAGATCCTTGAAATCCCATTTCCACTAAGATATCATACACATCACGAAAATAACAATCGTGAATTTCAGGGACACGTGGTAATCCTTGTTTAGGATATAAGTCTTTCAAAGCTTCCCAAAATTGTTGATGTGCTTCACGTGAATGTGATTCTGAATCAAAATTATAAGCCATAGATAGCAAAAAAGGTATTCCAGGAAGATAAGCAGTTTTTAAGTCTTCACGATATTTTTTGACAACTTGTGAAAATCCAGGATTAGGAGCCGCATGTAATCCTTGTGACTCTAATTTATGATTAACTTTTTTATGAA